AACAGGAACGCCAAGGGGTGCTGGTTATTGGCCTAATATCACTTTCTACAATGATTGGATTAATGATGGAGTGACAAGTAAGTTTGTTGCTTCTCAAAATGCTAGTGCCGGTCATCCAAATAATGATCCAACTAAATTTTATATCGACAAATATGATTTCAAAACTGTTTTAGCTCCAAGTCAAAAATATAGCGTTGCAGTTCAATACGCTTCTGGTTCTTCTGGTGGTGGTTCAGGTTTAAAGGTTGATTTAGAAGTATGGAAAAAAACAGTCACAGGAGGTGATGATTTAGTCGCTGCAAGATGGACTGTTGATGCAAATAATATGGGTACTGGTTATCACCCTGACGATAAATTAAAAATACCAGCTACGGGTGATTTCCCTGGTATAGATAGCCTTGTTATTAACGTAGAACAAAAGACAGAAAGTATCTTAAATGACAACTTAAATCCTTATGACGTAGTTGCTGATTGGACTCCATACGAGGGTGATAGATGTAGTCATCAAGACGGCCCTGAACATGAAATTTGTTTCGTGAACGAGATTACAACTCTTCCAGAAGCCGTTCAATATAGTGATTTATCTTATGTAGGTATTAGATTAAATAGTTCAAAAGAGTGGACAAATTTTACTCAGCTTTCTGCTTACTTTAAAAAAGGCATCAAGGTTAAAGATTTAGTTAGTGGTGGTTCTGATGCAGCAACAAATTTATTCCCAGAAATAGCTTATGCCTTGTTAACAGACTCAAACTTAGGTGCTGGAGATTTGGTTGGTGCTGATTCTGTTGAACTAAAAGATATGAAAATAGCTGCTAATTACTGCAAGAAAAATAGATATTTTTGGGATGGAACAATTACAGAGAAAATTAATTTAAGAGATTTTCTTCATCGTCATGCTGGATATTGCTTACTTGATTTCACAATTATTGGAGGAAAATTTAGCTTAGTTCCAACACTGCCTTTCAATGATGATTTTAGTATCAATCATGGGGTGAATATTGCTACAGGTAAAAAACCTATTTTCAATGACAATTTAACCAAAATAGGTGATGAAAACTATGTAAAAGCTTTATTTACTGATGGCAATATTGCTGATTTAAAAGTCAGTTTCCTATCTCCAGAAGAAAGACAAATCTTTAAAGCCAATGTGCTTTACAGGAAAGAAAAAGCAAATGGTTTCCCTGAAACATTATCAATGCTTGTAAGCTTGCTCCCTGCTTACGGTGGTAGTGCTACAGGTGATGATCCAATAGAAACCTTTGATCTTTCAGGTTTCTGTACCTCAGAAAGTCAAGCATTAGATTTTGCCATGTTTGCTTTAAAAACACGCAAAGAAGTTGATCATGGCCTTTCTTTTAATACGGCTCCTCAATATGTAGTTGGTTTAGTTCCAGGTGATTATTTCCGTTTGGTCTCAGAAGCTACTCATACAAGTCGATTTAGAAATGGTGCAATTACTCCTGATGGAAAGGTTGTCAGTATGGATGATTTAACAGGGACACAATCTGTATATGTATGGAAACCAGGGACAGAGAATGTATCAACTACAAGTATTAATTTTGATAGTCCATCAAGTATTCAAGCTCATGCAGGGAAATTATTTACTGTTAAAAACACGACAACAGAAAATAGAATCTATAAAGTTGAAAGTCTTTCCTACGCTGAAGACGGTTTAATAGAAGTATCAGGTAGTCATGCCCCTGTTAACTCTTCTGATCAGTTAACTGTCCTACAAGGATGGGATACAAACACACATTTCAAAATTGAGAGGAATTAATCATGTCTAGTGCTGTTGCTTTCCCTGCTGTTAAACCTAATTCAAGGAGTTATGAGCCTGGAACATACCCAAGTAATACCTTTGAGTCATTAGATGGAACTAAAACGCATTTGCGTTATGGAAATAAAAGAGTTAATGCAACTTTGACTCTTGGTTTCCAAAACATCTCTGATGCTAAAGCTGCTTTAATTATTGAGAATTATGAGGATGTTAACTCTACTTGGAGTTATGTGACTTTTAGTTCTAGTGATGGTGTTGCTGGTGTATCTGATGACAAGGAAGTTGCTGGTCAAACCAACCCTGATAGTAGTCTTAGATCTTTAATAAGAGAAGGTGGTGAAGGACTTTTATGGAGATATTCAAAGCCTCCAAAAGTAACAAACGTCTACCCAGGAATTAGTAATGTCACTTGTTCTTTTGTTGCTTGCCTCGATGCACCCTAAAATAAGTTATATATAACTATTATTTGGTGACATTCAGTGGGATTTTACTCAGGTAAAGATGGACAGCTTTACTTAGACGGGAGCAACACTGCTGCTGCCAAAGTTGAAAGCTGGTCTTTAAGTGCTACTCAAGCAACTCTTGAAACAACCTCTTTAGGCGACACTGATCGTACTCTGATCGCTGGAATGAGAAGTGCTAGTGGTAGTTGTTCTATTGCTTATTACAGTGATGCCAGTGGTTCTAATGAAGCAACAACATTATTAAATAAGATCATAAAAGCTCGAACATCATCAAGTGTTGCTGGTATTGCTGCTGATTCAGCTACGGCTACTTTTAAACTCGGCTTTAAAGATTATCAAAATACAGTCAAATACATAACGGTAGAAGGGGTCATAACAAGTGCAGCAATTAGTAGTTCCCAAGGTGAAATTCTAAAAGCAGATATTAGTTTTGAAGCGAATGGCGCACCTTCGGCTGTATCAATCTAATGCCTGTTGTCTTAGGTCAAAAAGGGTTTATTGAATTACAACGTACTTCTTTGCAGTATGCGTTGACGACGACTCTTGATACCAGTGATGTCAATACAAGTCGTAAAAGATTCTCAGTTGATTTTGCTTCTGGAAGCATTATCACTGGGGATAAGCTTGAAATATCTACAAAAGATGGATCAAATTTAGAGTTAGTTAATGGTCATAACTATCCAGATGGAAGCTGGTTTGTTCATGTAGATGATGTTGGTGGGATGCGTTTATATAACTCTTTTGCTCATGCTGTAGGTGGTGGAAGTAGCAATGCAGTGACATTGGTAGCTCCATCAAGTTCTAAAGAAATTTCATTAAAAGCAAGAAATACATCTTATCGACCTTTAGCAAGGGTTAAAAACTACGAGTTCACTACAACAAGAGAACAAGTACAAGTTGAATTATTAGGTGATGAATTTCGTCAGCAATATGAAGCTGGACGGATTTCAGGTCAAGGATCAATGACTTGTGAATGGGAATATAGATATGTTGCAAGTGATCCTGATTACAGCACTGATCAAGAATTTTCAGCTTATTTAGCTCGTTTAGTATTGCGTTTACAACAAGGCGCAGATTTTAATGGTCGATTCTTTTTGTTTAGAGAATCAGCAGGGTCAGTAAATAACTGCTGGTATGAATGTGAAGGACAAGTAACTAACTGTGCAATAACGATTCCAAATGTAGGGATAGTTGAGACACGCATTGACTTTGTAACGTCTGGGGCTTTCCAATTAAAGGTTGGATCAACGCCTGGATATTTACTACAAGAATCTACTGATTACTTACTACAAGAAGATGGAAATAAACTTTTCTTGGAAGACGACGCAACTTAGTAGGTATTGCACCCTAAACTAGGCGAAAGTGTAGATAGCAAATGGCAGACCTTCAGATCAGTCAACTACCCTCGTTAGCCGAGGCAAATATAGCGGCTACCGATGAGATACCTTTGGTAGACGTTAGCGCAAGCGAAACGAAAAAGGTAACTGCAAAAGCACTGGTTGAAAGAGGTGTTGCTTTAATAGATGCTGGCAGTATTCCAGGGACAGCACTTGCAAGCCTTGGAGCAAACACAGTCGTAACGGCAAGCATTACTGATGCCAACGTAACAACAGCAAAAATTGCCAATGCAGCAATAACAGCGACACAGATAGCTGACGCAACAATAACTGGAGCGAAATTAGTTAACGATACTATTACTGCGACTCAGATAGCTGCTAATGCTGTAACAGCAAGTGAACTAGCTGATAATGCCGTAGATGAGGCGGCTATTGCTTCTAATGCGGTCACAGTTAATAAGATTGCAAATACCACAGTTACTTATGCAAAATTAAATTTAAGTGATGGAGATATAGCTGGAGCCAAGATTGCTTCTGGTGGAATTACAGCAACACAACTAGCAGCGAATTCTGTAACAGCTTCAGAACTTGCTGATGATGCTGTTGATACGGATGCTATTGCCAGCAATGCAGTGACAGCAGCGAAGATAGCTGCAAATACAATTACAGCAAATGAGATAGCTGCTAACGCTGTAGGTGCAAGTGAATTAGCCGACAACGCTGTTGATACTGCTGCTATTGCCGATGGTGCTGTTACTTCAGCAAAATTATCAGGAGCTTTAGCTTCAGGAGCTTTAGCTGATAATTCAGTTATTACTGCAAAAATAGCTGATGATGCTGTTACAAGTGCCAAGCTTGCTGCTAACTCAGTTGATGCAGCAGCTTTAGCTAACAACGCTGTTGATTCTGGAGCGATAGCCAGTAGTGCTGTTATAGAAGCAAAGATCGCTGCAAATGCTGTCACTAATGGAAAGATAGCTGATGCAACAATTACACCAGCAAAATTAAATACTTCTAACCTTGATCGTTCTATCAATGTTGCAAGTGGAAATCTTGGAATTAATAACGCTGTTAGTGGTGGTGCAGCGACAAGATCTGGAATTAGTTATAACGCTGAAGGACTCATAACTTCAAGTGTTGCCCTTGCAGCGAGTGACCTCCCAATTTCTTCAGCTTCAGCCGTAGGTGGTGTTTCTATTGGTACTGGTTTAAGCGTTACTGGTGCTGGTGCATTGTCACTTTCAAATTCTGTGACTGGTGCAACTGTATCTGGAATTACGTTCAATAACAACGGAATGGTGACTTCGGCAACAGCCCTAGTCTCTGGAGATCTCCCAATAGCTACAACGTCAGCGAAAGGTGCAGTTCAAATTACATCTGGTGGAGGATTAACTGTTGATGGATCGGGAAATCTCACGACTTCAACGAGTGGGATTAGTGCTGGAACATATACCAAATTAACGATTAATACAAAAGGAGTTGCAACTTCAGGAACAACTCTTGCAGCGTCAGATATACCTGATTTAGCAGCTTCAAAAATCACAAGTGGAAGTATTGATGCAGCACGAATTGGAACAGATACGATTGACGGTTCTAAACTGTCTAATTCATCAACGACAATATTTCAATCAATAGCGCAGCAAGGATACCCCGTCGCATTATTCAGTGGTCAACTGCTGTTTGATACCGTAACTGAAGATGCTTTTATTTGGGATGGGACAGCTTGGCAAGCAATAACAACTCTTACAAAAGGAAGTCTCGTTTATGGAGGTACATATAACGCCAATACCTCGCAAATGGTTGCAGCTACCTCGGCTGGTATTGCTGCTGGTCTGACCGTTGGCTCTAACTTACCTACAGCCAGCGCAAATACTGACGGTGTGTACGTCGTAGTTTCAACTGCTGGAACGCCAAGTGCGCCAGCACCTGTTGTAGCACTTTCACCTCCTGACTATATATTAGGTGTTACAAATACATCTGGTTCGTCATGGCATGAGGTCGATTTATCGCAGACCGTAGCGGGTCAGGTGGCGAGTAATATTGCGGTAACTCCTTACGGTCAATTAAGTGCAACTAACGCTCAAGATGCGTTCCAAGAATTAGAGACAGAAAAACTCGCAAAAGCGGGTGGTGAAGTAACAGGTCAGATATTAATTAGTAATACTGGAAGTCTTGTATTTGAAGGATCTACTATTGATGCCTATGAAACTACATTAACAGTTGCAGATCCAACTTCTTCTGATAAAACTATTACTTTCCCAGACACAACTGGAACAGTAATTACAAGTGGAGATACAAATACAGTTACATCGACAATGGTTGATGCAAGCTTAGTAAATGCAAATTTAGCTGCTGGTGCTGCAATAGCATTTAGCAAACTAGCTTCTTTAACTTCTGCCCAAATCCTTGTTGGTAATGGATCTAACGTAGCTACAGCAGTCGCCGTTACTGGAGATATATCTATCAACAATGCTGGTCTTACGGCTATTGCTACTGGAGTCATCGTTAATGCTGATATTTCTGGATCTGCTGCAATAACTGGAAGTAAGGTCACTACAGGAACCACAAGTGCAGTTGGTGTTCTCCAATTAACCAATAGTGCCGCTTCCACTTCTACCACTACGGCTGCTACCCCTGCGGCTGTAAAGACAGCGAAAGACGCTGCTGACGCTGCTGCTACAACAGCTAATGCTGCTTTGGCTACGACTGGTGGAACACTTACAGGGAACCTTTTAGTTGATAACGATAAAGAAGTTCGTTTCTTTGAAGCGGATAGTAATGGTTCTACTTATGTAGGAATAAAAGGAGCTACAGATAAAGGGTCAGAAGGTAGTTATACAATCAGTCTTCCAGCATCCAGCCCTCTAGCAGGGCAAATTTTGAAGGCTAATGCAAGTACACCTACAACTTTGGAGTGGGGATCAGATAGCGCAACTGATAACACTAAAATGCCTATCAGCGGCGGCACATTTACCGACGATGTAATTTTTACTGGGGACAGTTCAAATGGGTTATGGGATAAGTCAGCAAGTGCCTTTGTTGCCAACCTGACTGGAAATGTCACGGGTAATGTTTCGGGTACATCTGGAGGGTTTACGGCTGGGAATGCTAGTAATTTAAATTCTGGAACAGTAGCTGCTGCAAGACTTGGATCAGGAAGTTCTGTAACTACAAAGTTCCTAAGAGGTGACAATAGTTGG